TACGGTCGCTGTTGCATTTAGATTAGCCCCGTTAACGTTACCTGTTAATGTTAATGAATTGGTAGCTGTACTAAAAGTAAAACCCGAACTTCCAGCAAGAATGCCACTATCATTATATTGTACTGTGGTTGTTACTCCACCTGCAATCCCGCCGCCTCCACCACCGGAGCCACCAGTTAATGAGGTTGCTATACCAGTGTTGGCTGTTGCAGTTAAACCAGCACCATTAGCCGGAGAACTATTACCGCTAGTAGTATATAACTTTACATTACCTGAAGTAGGAAAATCTACATCCAATTGGACATAGAATGATTGGCCATTAACAACTGTATTAACGTTCGTGCCTACTACCCCGGATATAGTAACAAGAGCATTGTTAGTGTAAGGTACGGTGTTAGCCACTGTCATGGTAATAATATTACCAGTTGGATTATTTGTTAGTGCTTTGATGTTGGTATATAATGTACCTTTTGGAGCCCAAGAAAGATTACCTACACCGTCTGTCTGTAGGACATAACCAATAGCACCACCATTGATATCTAAGTTTTCTACGTTACCTAAATTAAGTTTGAAACTAGCATTTCCACCTACATTAGGGTCTGTGATGCTTAAGCTAGGATAATTTTCCCATGTAGAAGTATCAGCAACATAGGTTAATATTTGTCCATTTTCGCTATTACTAATGTTTAAATTGCCGCCATCACTGCCGGCAATTTGACTAAAACTAATATTAGAATATGAAGTTAATACTTCAATATTTTCACTCGTAACAGTATTACCTGTTCTTCCGATAAACAGTCGGTTTTCATCGGTTGCCCAGCCAAACTCGGCATTGTCAAGCTGAGGCAGGTCAACTAAGTTACCTGCTCGTTGTTGTATTTTACTAATCTGAATAATGGACATAGGTGTATTTCTTCACAATACACTTATTTATCATAAACCTATTCGATTTGTTATAGAAATTGCATGTAGTATTTCTCTACACGTTTAAACCACATATCAGTATATTTGTCAAATTCATTGCCCTCAATGATGAATTCTTGATATATGGCGTTAGGATCGCACATAAAAATAACACCTTTACGTATATTTGTACCGTGCAATTCGTTATGTGCGTTAGCATAAGCGGCTAATTGAACAAAATAGTCATCAATCCACTCACGTTTTTTAGGCTTGTTTGTTTGCTTATGATCCATGATAGCTTCACTGCCGTCATGTACTCCACACAAATCAGTAGTACCGGCATAAACTTTGGGGAAATATAATGGCACTTCTGTACCCCAATATTCATTACACTTAACAAGACCTTGAGAAATAATACTATGAGCCATAGTATGACTTTGAATGCTATATGGGTTCGAACCAGGTTCTCCTGTCTCTCCTGTCTTTATATAATTCTCAAGCCATTTGTGCATACGTGTGCCTCGCCCAGCAGCCTCTGTAGTAATTGCTTGTGCTTGTACAGTACCTACACGCTTTCGCCAATTTTGTAATGCTTGTTTAGATTCTTCGCTTTTGGTAGCATCTAAAATGGTTGTAACACTGGGGAGTTTCTCACCATCGGGAGTAGCGTATCTTCGTTTGCCGTCTATCTCGACACGGCTCATTGGAACGTAGTTATATTTGTTTGGTATGTACATTTGTCTATTGTATCATATTACAATACAAAATGACACCATTCTGGGAACTTTTTGTGATATTTTCCGGTTTTTATAAAATCTGTTAACCTAAGATGTGTGATATCATTTTTAAAATTAATATTAGGGTGCAATTCTTTCACTTTATCTATTACATAGTTAGATACAGGAACCATACCTTCAGCAGTTTCGTGTCCACATGGCAATTTAGGTTTAAATTGATTTATTATACTTAAATCTTCTATCTTAAAAGGATTTTCATTTACCCTTTTAGCCATTCCTAAAAAATCTTTCTCAACTTTTATAATCTTTTCATTCCTATCCAAAGTCATATAATCAGTTGTTATATACGGAATACCTAAATTTTCTAAAAGATTAAACAAATTTAATTTATACAATAAAGTTTTTCGGTAAAAGTTAACCTCATCGTAATGATACAAATATACTCTTTCATAAAGATCCTTAGGTATTAATGTATCTGGTTTGGGAACCAAATGATAATCGTCAAACATCGGGTCTACCATGCGTTGATGGTACCATTGCTCATGCCTATCAATCTGTGACCATGCTATGATTACTAATGGTTTACTATTTTCAAATTGTAAATTATTGCAAATATATTCAGATGTTCGGCGATATATAGTGTCATTACCTACACCAGGCTGAGCTAAATTAGTTAATTGTGCGTTAAAATGTTTAGCAACTAATGCAGGCCAGCCTATTTCTAATTTATCATCCAAACCCTGACAATATGTAAAACTGCAACCAACTGTTACGATGTGCGAAACATCCATTTTAAACTCTGAAACTTTCTCCGCATCCACAACGGTCACGTTCATTTGGGTTACTAAATTCAAAACCCTCATTTAAGCCAGTGCGAACATAATCAACAGTCATGCCTTGCATATATGCACTACTTTTGGGATCGACAAATAAACTGCATCCATTGCAGTCTATCATCATATCATGTTCGGCGGGAATGTCAACATACTCAAGTACGTAAGCAAGACCAGAACATCCTGTAGTTTTTACACCCACACGAATGCCTAGACCTCTGCCTCGTTTTCTTATTGTTTGTTGTATTTTCTTTGATGCTGTTTCAGTTACAGTAATCATTTCATTGCCGATTGTGCCATTTGTGCGACAACTTTTTGGCTATTTTCTTGATCCGGCATTTCTGGAGTAACTGGTGCCGGCTCATGCCCTTTGAAAATAACAGTGTCACCTTGTATATTACTTATGACATTTTGTAGTGGTGGTTTTTTTATCATATTATATAAGTCAGTGGTATCTAAATTAATACCATTAGCTTGTAAATAATTTAAAAATTCGTCAGTAGTCCAGTCAGTTTTTTCTGTACCACTGTCCATGCCACTTTTTAATTGATTAGTTACCGCAATAAGTTTGACAACAAACGGATCGGGACTATCAAGTTCAAAAAGAAACATATTATCTCTTAGCTCTACCTACGCCACCTGTTGCTGGTAGTTCTGGCTCTTCTGGAGGTAATTCAGGTTCATCAAATCCGGCAAGTTCTTCACCAGCTTCAGCACCCATTTCAGCGCCCATTTCAGCACCAGCTTCAGCACCAGCTTCAGCACCTGCGGCAAATTCTTCGCCGCCAGCTTGACCAGTAACTTGATTCAATGCGGCTTTCATTGCACCGTATGCATCGTTAAGCGTAGTAGATAATGCATCTAATTGTGCGGTCACTTGTTCGTTATAAGTTTGGCTTTCAGTAACACCGATTTCACTTTCGATGCCGGCTACTAATGCTGGAAGTTCTTTAACTTTCATTTGACCAACTTCTTCTAGCATCTTCTGTACAGAATCAACTAAGTCTTGTGCGGCAAGAACAACTTGTGATTTCTCAACTTCTTCGTTTTCTATAACAATACGTGGTTGAGGTTGCATACGCAATTCAGCAAAGTGGTCAGCTAATGCTTGCTCCATGAATACAAGTTTCATGTATGCTGGATTAGATTGACTTTCATAAAAGTCAGAAGACTGCTTAGATTCAGTCATTAATCCGCGAACTTTTTGTAGCATTGCTCTTGTAGAAGCTAATGGCATTTTGTCAACATTGAACGGAAGTTCATAGTGTTCTTTTAATGCTTTATAAACATTGTTGCGGCGTGAATTGTCAAGATCGGTTAGTTTCATAGTTGTTTCCAAAGAAATATATAATATATTTATCTTTCTTTCATTTATTATACGGGTTTTGTATTAAACCTAGTTGTCTGCCAAGATTTAGAAGTATCTATATAACGACCTAATTCGTCATATAACTGTCTTTTTCTCATTTTTTCTTCCCCTAACTTGGCTAGATATATTAATTTATCATCCATATTCTTAGCACTTTTAATTAATTTTTGATGCCCTTGAATTGTAGACTCTAAACCAGCTACTTTTTTGTCCAAATCGTATATTCGGTTTGAATCTACTATCATGTTTCTTTTATCAAATGTACACCATGCAACCGCATGTTTTAGGGTATAGAATGTCTTATTTGTATCAAATGAATTAACAGTCACTTCATATTCATCACTTACTCGTCTGATGATATACTTGTCAAACAAATGATAAGATCCGTCTTGATCCCTGAATACTGACAAATCCGCTAGATTATTGATTGTTTCTTTGGGGATAACTTTTTTTAGTTTAGTAAAAATATCATTCATCATTCGATAATACCTTAAAATAGACGTTTCTTAATTCATCACTCGTATCTAAATGGGTAGGAAGTTTGTTCCATTCAGTACCACAACGTAACATTGGTACATTATCACAGTCTCGGTATAATGAACCTAATTCATTAACACCATCATAAAATACACTAGGATGTTGTATTGTAAAATCAAATGACCAACATGGATATGTTTCATCCTCTTGTTGTTCAAATAAGAATCCAAACTCAGTAAATTTGTCAAATCTTATTAATTCTTTTTTAGGTTTACGCAATAATTCAGGTTGACTACGTAATGAAATAACTTGTTGAATTGTATCAAAATTACTTTGAGTATTTCTTTTATATCTCCATTCATCCACATCTTTATCTACTTCCGGACGTTGGCGATTAGGTACATTTGTTTGCGTAATATCAAACAACGTGTAGCAAGTAATAATGTAACTCATACTACTATTTAATGGCCGTAAAAAAACCCGAGAATTTCTCGGGCCTTTTATTCAAGTTAAAGATTAACCTGTGAATGTTGCAGAAGCGGCAACAGTAACAGCTTCAACAGCCGCTGTTAAAGCAGTGTCTAAAGTTGCAGTTGTCCATGCGGCAACTGGATAAACAGCAATTGCCAATGTATCATTAGTGTCATCTGTGTACTCATACATATAGATTGTAGCTAATTGTTGAATTGTTTGGATCGCTGTGTTAAACTGAGTTGTAGTCACTGCACCTGTGAAAGTGATAGTGAAGAAGTCTAGTTTAGGACCTTGTGGTTGAACTGTTGCACCAGATTCAACAGCGTTAACACCAGAGTTAGTGTAAGCTGGGCTGTCATAGTTAATTACCGGTAGATAGTCACCGTTTGTGCGTGTAAATTGTGCCATTTTAAATTTCCTTAAATGTGTTGAAGCCTACTGCCTCATACATATATTTATGCCTAACACAAAAAAATATCGGTTTTGGTTACTTAATACCAAAGTTTTGACGGCTAAAACCCATTCTATCTACGTATTTGTAGCCGTTAGCAACGAATCCCTCTTGCCCTTTAGTGCCGTCATCTAATGCACCCTGTACAGGACTAGATTCTGCGGCTTGATTTAATTGATTTAATATAGCAGTTTTTAACATATAAACAGATGACCAGATTTCCATCAGTGCTTGTACTCCTGCAGGGTTAGCGGGAATATGTCCAGGATATTGTTTACCTGTTTTCTTATCCACATAACCAGTCAATAACTTCTGCTTCATAACTCCGCTCATTGCTCTATTCTCAATGAACTTATAGAACCCATCAGACAGGTCATTTAGATTACCTTCTCTGATTCTATTGTTAAAATATACACCTAACATGTTATTTCTGAATCCATCAGATGGTATACCCAAGTAATCAGTATTTAAAAATTTATCAAGTGCTTTGCCGTACTTACTAATTTTAGCATTAACAGCTTTTAGTTCTGCCTCCGGCATTGCTATCTTGGGAGTCTGTGGTAATTTACTAGGTAGTATAGCAACGTCAGAATCTTCTTTTAATCCACCTAGTTTACCATTTAATGATACAGCAAAATCAGTAGCATGAACTTTTTGTCCCTTAGCAGACATTTTTTCTGCTTTAGCAGGAGCATCGGGTTTAATATATTGATGCACTGCTATGCCAGCAACTTTACCTGCAAGCTGTTGACCAATTTGACTATTAGCATCTACTGTATATGTGATGCCCTTTGGATTAGCTTTAAAAACATATACACCATTTTGATTTTCTAGTGGTTGACTGAATAACAAATCACCCCAATAATATCCAGACGTACCTTTACTCGCTGTTGCTAGTCCTGGCCATATTGAAGGAATAATAGCTGCCAAGCCACTACGCTCAACACCACGTGCCCTGTCATACTCAATAAATTGTGCAGGACTGTATATTGCTCTACCTGAACCATCTGCTTTATTAAACATATGCTTGTCTGATATACTAAACTTACCATCAGTACCGTGACCAAAAATTAATGCAGGATAACCATCCCATTTAATTGTTGCAGTCTGTGGCTTTTTAATAGTAGTGTTAACTGAATTGATAGCATCAGCAACACCTTGAGTGCCACCCAAGAATACTGAATCTTCTAAGTGGGGAGCATGTCCGCCAGTAAAGGCTTCGTTAACAGTGTTTATACTGTTAATAGTATCACGTAAATATGCCAATGATTCAGATAAGTTCATTATGCTTGTACCGCCAATTGTTGTTGAATGCGTTGCTGTAATTTAGCTTGCTCGTCCGGAGTAG